ATTGAATCCATGCTTCTACGTTTGTGCCATTAAATTCTAAATCATCAATGTACATGATTGTTGCACTAGCAATCGTTGCGTTATTTAATCTAAATTTTCCTGCTCCAGGATCAGCATCTGTTGTTGTTGTTGAATATTGAAATAAAGCTGAATCTCCACCAGCTGGTAAAAAGTCAGCTACTGTTGTTAAATTACCATCGCTATCAAACCCTAAAGTTTTACTAGCTCTTGTTGTTGCACTATCTGTAAATTCTGAAGATGCAATTGTGTTTGTTCTTGAAACTTTAAATGACCTATCCAACTCTTCTTGCATTTGCTGAGTTGTCATAGTAGCACGATCCAAACCCTCTTCGTGTGTCTCCGCAGGGAATGGATCATTAGCAATATAATCTATTGCTTGAGTTTGCGGAACATTCCTAATTAAAACAACTGTTTCTGTAGCGGTTGGTATATCACTAGATTCAAATACTACGTTACCTCCAGTAGCACTCCCTACACCTGTTATTGTGTAGTCAGTTGTTAATGTTTTAGTTGTCTCCACTCCTGTGGCTGATCTAATAATAACTTGTATATCTGTATTAGCAAATATCTTAAAACTATAAACAAAGGTATCTTGACTACCATCTCCCGAATAACTATTTTTTACTGTTGTGCTTGATACTGTCATACTTAAAATCCTTTAAACTGTGATGATGGTTTTGTAAACAAATATTCTTGGTTATAATCCTTTTTCATTCTTTTTTCCACTCTTTTTAACACACCTGGGTTCATTGTTTCCATTATCTGAAAACCTATCAGATAATCAAATGCTGCCTTAATATAAAATAAATTTAAAAAAGGTATGTTTGCATTTATAGTTCTATAAGCAGCTTTACCTGCTTTACCACCTTCTCCACTTAAAGCATATTTTAAAGCTAAACCAACATCAATTACTGTTGTGGGAAATGGTCCTATAAGTCCAGCAGCAACTGATCCAGCATCTCTTTGTTCTTTAAATAATACATCTCCATAAATACCTAATCCACCACCTTGTAAAAATGCCGCCATTATTGTTTTTATATTATTAGGATCACGAGGTGTTTTACCTCTTAATAAATCTTTTGCTGTCATTGATATATAACCCATGAAAGCAGAAGTTACTACAATAGAAGCTAATCCTTTTATACCTCTTCCCATATCTTGAGCATTTCGCAAAGAAAAATTACCAGAAGTATCTCTTAAAAAAGCCATTTCTCTTCCTAAAACTTTATTTGCTATAGCCATTGGAAATGCTTTAAATTGACCAAGAAATCTCATTGCTTCTCCTAATCCAGTTCCAGCAAGAGTTCCTTGTGTCATAGTTCCTTTAGTTCTAGCATCTGGTTCGATAACAGCAAAAATTGATCTGTCTAATAACATTCCAGATACAGAGTATTTAAATTTATCTTTTTCCATTTGTAATTCTATTTTACTTAAATCATTCATACCTGTAATTTTTTTTATATCAGCATCAGACATATTACTTAATTCTGATATGTTAATAAATTCTGTTCCATCATCGGCTTTTGACATTGCAGTTTTTCTAATTACATCCCATTTAGTAGCATCAATATTATATAACCCAAAAAAACTTTGTAATGGTTTATTGAGTTGATTAAAATTTAAATTTTTTTGATTAGCATAATAATTTGCCATACCTAACATTGAATTTTCTTTTAAAGTATTGGTCCACCAAGAAAGTAAATTATATTTAAAGAATGTTCTTTGTACTTGTGTCCAACCTTTATTTAAATTATCTCCAACTTGAAACCTACCAGAAACATCATAAATTGTTCCGTCTCCAATAAAACCTAACATTTTTGCTATATCTTTTTTTTGTTTAGTATTTTTAATTCTTCCTATTCCACCCATAGCTTCTGCCATACCACCTAAAAATGTTCTTCCTTGATATTTCATTTCTGAACCATAAATACCTATATCAGCTGCGGCAGAAATTACTGCACCACCTAATTTTGAAACATTACCTATAGCTCTTCCTATGGCAGAGTATTTTGATATTGCAAAACCATTTTTTCCACCATCAAAAGTATAAACAGTTCCATCTACAACATTCATAAATTTTTCAAATTGTTTATAGCTTGATAAACTTTCTGTGCTTCTTTCGTTTGCTAACATTCTATTTGAAATGGCAACTCTAATTTTTTCAAAATTTTTTTTAGGGTTAGTTCCTAGTGTGTCTAACATACCTATGTTTCTTCCAGATGTCATTAAGCCACTATAATAAGTTTCTTTTAATGAGCCTGTGCCAAATTTTTCATTAAAAGCATACCAATCTTTTGCAGATTTAAAATGTAATACTCTTTTGTTGGAAATTCCTTTTGTAACACTTCTACTTCCAAATACCCCACTAGCTCCATCAGCTACTTGTATTTTATTTCCAATTATAGAATTATATGAGTTCATTAAAAAAGAATTAATATTATCTGTGTTACCAAATGTTCTATCTCCATCCAAGTATTGTAAAATAAAATTTTTAAAAGCAGTAAAATTTTTATTATAATTTATATCTGTGCCTTTTAAATTTGGATCAGCTGTTATTTCGTTTAAATTTTTACCCAATCTATTTGCTGCTGCTCTTACATTAAATTGATCGTAAGATTGTTTTACAACATATCCCCACATTTTAGGAATGTTTGCACCCCTAGCATTTAGTGCTTGTCTAGCTATTTCAGAATGTTTTTCCATTATTTCTGCTAATTTTTTTACATCTTTATTTTTAGTTGTTACTTCTAATCCTTCAGAAATTTGTTGCTGTGTTATTGCTAGTTCTTCTTGAAGCCTTCCGTCAGCTTTATCAAACATTCCATCTAAATTATTAGCAGTAAGTTCACCATCAAATGCAGCTATTAATTGACCTTGTGCTGCATTTTGAGCAACACCAACAGATGATCTTGCACCCATTGTTAATCTGTTTGATCCAACTAATAAAGATATTAAACCTTCTTGCTCATCGCCATTAAAATTTTTTATTTGTTCTTGTACTGTTTTTCTTACTAATATTTCATCATTAACAGCATTAATTTTATTAATTTTTTTTTGAGCTTTTACTTGTTCAGTAACTTCTTGACTAATTCTATCTATATCAACTTTATCTAAATTAGTTTTTTTAGATTCAAGTACAGCAATATTAATTTTTTCAATTAAATCTTGTTGATCTACTGTTTTAAGAGAAGATTTTTTTATTAAATTTAATATTCTTGTTGAGCAACTACTTTTAGCCATTAATTATTTCCATTTATACAGTTAATATAATCAGCTACACCAGCTTCTATGTCATCAGATTTAGCATTAACTTCTTCTAATGCTTCGTTGGCTTCTTGTAAAATTATATCTTTTTTTCCAGTACTTTTATTTGTAAATTCTAAAGGAAGTCCAGCATCATTTTGCATTGTTCTTAATTTAACCAATCTTGCTTCAGCAGTTTTTAATTGCACATCTTCATCAGTAAGAATTCTTTGTGGATATTCAGTTGCCATTTCTTTAGAAACTTTTTTACGATTAACTATGGGATCAGTAATAACAGGTTCAGTTTTTGTAGTATTCACAAATTTCTTTCTTTCAGCTAATAAATCGTTATATTTTTTAATTGCTTTTTGTAAATGTATTTTATTTACTTTACCACCATCTCTAATTATCATTTGAGTATCTCTTTTAATAATTTCAAGATTTTTTTTTGCTTTTACCAATAATAAATCAAGTTGAGCAGTTGATCTGCCATTAAGAGTGGGATCAGCATTAACAATAGGTCCTATGTTTACAGGCTCATCTAAAATCATATCTCCTATAGATTTTTGTAATAATAAATCTCTAGTTTCTGTATTCATTTGATCTAGTTTCATCATTTCATTTACTACTTCATCTGGATAATATTCTTTGTATAAATCTACTTCTGGATCACCGCCTTCAGGTTTACTTAAATTTTCTCTGTTTGTTAAAATTCTTGCTTGAAATTTTGCATTAGTATTTAAGTCTCTTAATTTACCAGCACCTACATGAAGTCCGCCACCTAGAACTGTTCCAAATGCAACATTTAAAAAACTATCATATAAATCATAATCAGCTTGTATTCTTTGTGCAGCACCATAAACAAGCGGTTCTAAAAGTAAAGCTCCACCTGCACCTTCTATAGCACCTCTTTTTAATCTTGTTCTTCTAAATGCTTTGGCAGATTTTATACCTAATCCTTTTGCTTTAGCAATAGACCTAGCAAATCTAGCTTGTCCATAAATAGGAATGAAAGAAGCTGCAATATTTATTGGGTCAAGAAAACTTGTACCAATACCAACTGCAAGTTTAGCAGCACCAACATAAAAACCACCAGATAGAGGATTCCATGAACCTTGTGGACCTCTTGCCATAATACTTTGTCTTTCTCTTTCTTTCTTTTTTCTATCAACCATAATATCAACAACTGATTGATATTCGTTTCTTTCAAAAAATAATCCTAAATCTCTATATTCTTCATTTAATAAATTTTTATCTATTGGAAGTAAACCAGCTTTTCTGGATTCTGTAGATGCAGCTCCAATATTTGACATATTTTTTATAGAAATAACAGGATTGAAGTTCCAGTTGTCTGAAGCTACTGCTCCTAGTGATTCAAACAAACTTGTCTTGTACTGATCGTAACCAGTTTCCTGTGCTGTTTTGATTGTATTTAATCCAAATCCAAATTGTGCCATATTATTTTTATGCTTTTTTACTTGTTTTGTTTAACCATTTTTCTAAAATATCAGCTTCTTTATCTCTTCTTGATTGAGTTTGACTATCTTTTCCTGTGCCATCCCAATCTCTTAAATTTTTTATTGCATCATCCCATTTACCAGTTGTAACTTGTGTCCAAAAATTAAATTTTTTAGTCGCATCAATTCCATGTTGCCAAGCAACAGAAAATATTACAGTTGCCACTTCTTTAGGAAGTTCCTTAAAAGATTTAGTTGGTGCATTTTTATTATTTTTTGTAGTTTTAATCCACGCACTTTCAATATCTTTTAATGTTTTTTTAGTAGCAAATTTATTAATAGTTTCTCTTTCATTTTCAGTAATTGTAAAAGGTGTTGTAGTAACAGCATCTAATGCTGCTTTGCCTTTTAATCCTAAGTATGGTTTTAGTTTATTAACAATATCTGGATTTTTAGGAAACATAGCTTCTAATTCATTTAAAGTTTTACTTCCCAAGTCATAACCCATAGCTATAGTTACCCCAGATTTACCTATAACCATTCCGTTATTGTTAGGAACTAAACCTTTTAATCCTTTGTCTTTACCATATTCAAATAATCCTAAAACTTCTTCATCTATATTGTTATTTAATCCAGCAAATTTAACTTCAAAATTTTCATTAGTTTGAATCATAGACGATTGATCGTTTACCGGATTTTTAGAGTTTTTTTTTCCATCGTCAAATTCAATATTTTCAATGTTTGGTTTTCTTATTTTTTCAAGTGCTTCTTCATAAGTTATACCTTCATCTCTAGCAAGTTGATTTGCTTTTTCA